TATTATAATACAAATTTTATTAAAATGAAAGGTCATATTTAATTCCAAGTTCCTGCTTTTCTATTATTATATGCACATTGTAATGACCAAACTCCTGGTGCTGATACCTTTGCGTTAGGTGCTAATACAACAACGATTCCTGAACCACCACCACCTGAAAAGAAAGTAGGTCCTCCACCACCACTACCACCTCCACCTCCACCTGTATTAACTGCACCAGATGTTGCCGAAGTATTACCTCTCCTTCCACCATTTCCTCCACCTCCAGTTCCTCCTGTACCTACTGATGGTGTTGGAGCATTAGAGTTAGTGCCTCCACCACCTCCGCCTGCGTAAGTTACTGGACTTCCTGTAATTAAATTTGCTGAACCATTTCCTCCATTACCAGCAACGGGTCCTGAAGCATTTCCACCAACAGCACCAGCACCACCTCCACCTCCAGCTTTACCATTACCAAGTGGAGAACAAAATCCTGTTCCACCTGCATTTCCTTGTGGTGGACTTGTTGGAGGACTATTTCCTGATCCTGCAGCATTAGGAGCACAACCACCTTGTCCTCCACCACCTGAACCACCGTTTTGGCCTATTGTAACATTACCAGCAACATATCCTGCTCCACCACCTCCACCTGTACTTGTTATTGTTGAAAATATTGAATCTGTTCCAGGAGTTCCTGCTATAAGACCATTGTCTGACGCTCCACCTGCTCCTACTGTAACTGGAGTAGCCGATCCTTTTGTAATTGTTAATTTAGTTCCACCAGGAAATGAAGTACGATAACCACCTGCTCCACCTCCACCACCACCACCACACCATTGTCCTCCTGATCCTCCTCCAGCCACGACTAAATAATCTACTTGCCCTGGAGCTGGTCCAGAGTTAGGCATATTAAAAGTTCCTGACGCAGTAAAGGTCTGTGTTAAATTTGATATCGTTGGATCATTAACCGGTCCGATAATTCCGCCATTAGACATAGCTTGGACCTCCGATTAACTTATGATTTCGTAACTAATCAGACAGTTTAGATCAGAGTTTGCACTAGCTTTTCCTGAGATAACTTCATTTTCTTCTAAATAAAAAGAAGAATTTTTATCAATCAGATTAAGTGCAGCATCTGCAGGAACAGATATAGTGCTTGCGATAGCTCTAGTATTAGTTCCATCATAGTAGTAGACATCTACATCTGCAGCATTAGTTCCGTCTATGTTTGTGATAAGAATTGAGTTGATTTTAAAAACTGTATTTGCTGTTGCTGTAACTAAGTTAGCATTAGCTGTAGTGAATGCAAATGTATCCGTTTTTCCTAATATCGAAGATACGTTGACTATATTTGGGTTTGCCATTTTTCTTTTCTCCTATTATCCAAAAACTATCGCCATAGCGATAGCTTTACCTGTTGTTGCCACTGGAGTTCCATTTACTAATACAGAACTCGCATTTACTGTACCTAAATCTTGCATAATATCTATCATAGTTGAACCGGTACTGTAAACAATAGTTTTTGTACCTTGAGTAATTACAACTCCATTTGCAGCATGACCTGTATTACTAAATGTAAGTGTAAAAGAACCTGATGTATTATTAAATAATGTATATTGACTTTCTACGGCATCCGTAAATACTTGAATATTTCCAGTTAATGCGCCTGTAAATTCTAATATAGCATTATGTACTTGATCATCTGTAGTAGAATCATCAGTGTTAGTTGTAGAAGCATTAGAAGTTAAAGTAACGTTAGCAGAACCTGCAACTGATACTGCTTGGTAACCTCTAATTGAGGAATCAAGTCTATTAAATACATAATTAACTAAATTACCCCAGTTTCCTGAATTTTCACCAGAAGCTTGTCTTTCTATTTTTAATCTCGATGTAAACGTTGATGGCATATGTATATATACTCTTAATTTTTATATTTGTAAATAATATTACTTTGTATGTTATTGTCTAGTGAATATTTACCCATGTTTCTGTATTTGTACTAGTATTTATATTATCCCAAAATTTAAGTGTAGCAACGGTTGGAGTGATAGTTTGACCAGTTATAGTTAAAAAGTTATTAGAATTAGCTATTACATTTCCTAAGAAAGTAGTTACTCCATTACCAGTTAAAGAAAGAATTTGATCAGCTCTTATAGCTATCGTATTAGCTGTTACATTAGCTTGATTTCCTGTAATAGGAATAATATTATTTAATACTAAAGTAATATTTCCTAAATTCGCAGTTAATCCAAAACCTGTTATATCAACTAAATTAGCAGTTCCTGTTACAACATTTCCTACTGATACATCTAAAGCTATTTCAGCACCAGTTTGAATTGTAATAGATCCACCAGCTGCTATTGAAATTAATCCTAATGAAGAAGTTAAAGATTGACCACTTATAGTTACGTTTGCTTCATTTAATACAGTAATATTATTTACTGATGAATTAATTAATTGACCAGTTATAACTATATCAGCACCTGCTGCTATAGTTACATCACCAACATTTGCATTTAATGCTGTTAATGTTGAAATTGCAAAAACATTTCCATCGCCTGTAAGAACTGCACCATGACCTATGTTCCAGGCGCCACTTGACCATTCATCGGCGTTCCAGTAACCACCAAAATCTACTTGTAATTCTAATTGTTGACCAGTAGCATTAGCAAGAGCATCTGGATCTAAATTCCATTCTCCGCTGTTCCAAGTATTTCTACTCCAACCGATTTCTGCTGTTGGCATAGGAGTTTACCTCTCTATGCTATACGAATTAATCCGTTAGTAGCATCAGCGTTAGGAAACTGTAGCTCGAATGTTCCGTTTGTAGATGTCTTAACACCACCAAAATCTAAAACTGCAATTGCAGCATTACTTAATGTATTATTATAAATTAAAGCAGCTTGTGCAGAAATAGTAGCATTAGCAAATGTAACATTATCAGCATCAAATATTGCTGTAGTTCCATCAACGGTGATTGCAACGTTAGTTAATGTAGCTCCACCAGTTGTGTAATTAGTTCCAGCATTTGAAATTTCATTACTTGTAGTGTATGCTGTAGTGTTTTGGTCTAATGAAGCAAGATTTGAATATAAAGCACACTTTAGTGTAGCTGATGCTAAATTAGATCCGGGTTTCATTAAGTCTTCCTTAAATGTAACCGTGATAGCTTGTGTAATCGGCATTTTTTATTGTCCTCCAGTTAAAGTGTTTTCTCCAAGTGGGCTACCAGGAAATTTAAAGTCCGTTCTTCTTCTTCTACGAGCTTCATTATTAATAGCAGTCACACTCTCAACATATTTTTTGTTGTAGATATTATAGTCTTCCATGTTCTTTGTAAAGATATTTGCTTCAGATAAACTACCATATAAAAGAGCATCTGGAGTATTAGTAGTATAGTAATTAGTCGTATTCGTATTAGATAATGGATTAATTCTACCTTGATATCCTAATTGCATAGTATAAGCTTGATTAGGTGTAGGAGCTAAATATAATGTATTATCATCAAAATTAGCAAAATATTTAGGTTGACCAGTAATACTTGTATTAGGCCAATATTCTTGTACAAATTCTAAAGGTTTAATTTCTAAAAAAGTAACATTTCCACTTACTATTATACTTGCATAATTAATAAGCATAGGTTCTATTGCAGATGGTAAAGTTACAAATCTATCTCCTGAAAAAACTGATGAAGTAACGTTTAAATTAAATCCTACTGGATCAATATCTCTTGATAATCTAAATTCGGTATTATTTATAAATGTGTCTAATTGAGCTATAAAATCAGTTCCATTATTTTCAGCCCAGAGTTGTATATCACTCCTTAGGCTTGAGTATGTCATCGGCATTTTTTTCTTCTCCTGGCATTACACCAAATTTAGACCATACATATCCTTTAAATGCGTAAGTTCCCCAATGAGTAAGAGGACTTAATAAATCAGCGTGTATTTTACCACCAATCTTTTGCCACATTCTACAAAAAGCATAGTCTTCACTTAGATATCTATTACTTTTTTCATCAATAATACAGTCAAAAAATGCATATGTATTTTTAGAACTAAATCTTTCAGTATTAATGATTTGATCACTTGTATATTTAAGATTAGGATAAGCTTTTATCATTTTCGTAAAAACTTCTTTTTTAATACACATAAAGCCAGTTGCAGCATCTAATACTTCAACAAATCCATTTTTCATTTGTATATTTTTAGGATTCGTAAAGTTTAAATTATATCCTAAAGCTTTTTGTTCTAAATTTACAAAATCTCCTTTTTTAGCAAGTTCTGTAACATGATTCCAGTCTACAGATTTTCTTGCATAAATACCACAAGCTATATCGTGGCCTGAATCTAATAGTCTCCATATATTTTTACCTTCAAAACCTATATCAGCATCTATAAACATTAAATGTGTAAATCGATCATCTTTTTCACATAAGTCTAAAAATTGTGCAACTAAAGTATTTCTAGCTCGTGTTACTAAACTTTCATTTCCCATAGTATTAAGAACCATGTGAAAATTATTTTTAACAGCTACTGATTGAGTTTGAAGAATTCCATGAAGATAACCTTCATTTAACATTCCGCCGTAACAAGGAGTTGCTATTACAACTCCATATTTTTTTTTATTTAATTCATCACTCATGGAGTGTTAACAATAACACTTCCTAGAGATGTTGTTAACAAATTTGTTGTAGCTTGTGCTACTCCTACAGCTAATACAGCTCCTGATGTATTAGGATATATCGTTTGTATTTGATCTGGAACACCACCTATGCGTGAATTTGGGACATTTAAACGTGCATTCTCTAAAGTTTCAGCATCAGTAAAATATATTAAATCAAGTTGTGGATGTTTTGGTTCATATTCAGATGTATGTACGAATGAACCATTCCATTCAAATAACATTTCATTATGAGGAAATTCTAATCCACTTCTATCTGATATACTTCTACCATGTTGACCTGATGAAAATTTACTATAAGGTGCTCTATGTGGTTTTTGTCCTCTTTCTCTATTTGAGTTTGCTTTCATTAATAAGCTCTCCCATAACCTGGTACTATTCGTGTAGTAGGTGTAGAGTCAGCAGCTTGTGCTCTTGAAAATGCTTCTTCATAATCTAATTTTAATTCAGCTCGTGTACCTCCATCAATTGATGGTCTTTTTTTACTTAAAAAATAAGCTAGACCTGAACACATTGCTTCTATCCAACGTGATGGCACATCTACGTTTTGATCTACTCCAGCAACAGTGCTTGCAGTTACATCTTCTATTCTTCTAATTCTCCAATATCTCATTATATCAGTAGAGTTAATAGGTGTTGGATATAAAAATAAAACAGGTGTAGCTAATCTTTGTAAAAAATATTGAGTAGGTAAAGATTGAGTAGATTTAACACCGATAGCTTCGTAATCTCCTAAAGCTAAACGTGTCATAAAAAAGTCTTGATCAACTCCACTTTCAGTTCTACGAATACTTGCTTCTACAATATCAACAGTATCAGAGGGTAAAGTGTATTGATTAGTTCCCTGTACTAATGATAGAGTTTCTAATTCTACAGTCCATTGATTATAACCACGATTGGCCCAATCACTAAACATGATATTTAAACTTCTTCTTGCGGTACGTACATCATAACCTAATATTGGATCACCTCCAATACGATCATAAGCTTCCTGAATAACTTCAGTTACATTTAAATTAAATGTTGCTGTACCTGATAGTGCCATAAAGACCTACGCAAAAAATACAGTTAATGCTGCAACGTTAGCTAAATTAGCTTGTAGTTTAGTTTCAAATTTTACACCTTCATCTGGTAAACTAATAGATATAGGACCCGATGCAACACTTGCTGCTGTAGTAATACTAAATATAGTTACATTATCATCAGCAAATGTAACTGTTCCAGCATTAGCAGTTGGAGTTGCAATAAAGGCTTTTAATCTAATAGGTCCGCCAAATAAACTAACATTTGATCCATTAGTTGTAGTGCTATTTGCTTTTACATCTGAACCTGACATTTTATCTCCTTATATTAATTTTAATTTTGCTAAATCTTCTAATAATAGACTAACTCTGCTTGTTGTGCTACTAGGTTTTGATATAACTCCAGTAAGATAATCTTTAGCGAATAATTCATTTAAATTAAGAGGTTTAGGGTTAATATCGATAGAAGCATCAAAACCTCCACTTCCACCTAATTTTTTAACTCCACCATCGCCACTGAATTTGTCTATTACTTTATTTATATCATCTAATTTTTTATCTAAAGAATCACTTTCTCTTTTAGATTCACTTTTAATAGCTTCTTCACCAGTAATCATTTCACTAGGTTTAGCCCCAGCATCTTCTCTTTCTCCAAGAAGTTTTTGTTCTTCAGTTCTTCCTTCTTCGTATTCTTCTTTAACTTTTTTATAGTCCTCTATCTTTTCGTCAGTAGATTTGCCAAAATTTTTTAAAGCATCTCCTATATCTCTTAAAGAACTAAAATCAAAATTAAATTCCATAGTATTTTAATGAGGGCCCGAAGGCCCTCTATAAATTATGTTACGTTATTATTTTGTACATATTGAACAGTTACAATGGCTTCGCCAGTTGTACCATCACCATCTGTACCAGTAAATACAGCAACAACATTACTATCACTTGTTCCAACGTCACTAAAAGAAGCAACGATAGCAGCATTCACTGCTGAAGTTCTTCCTGTTACTTTTGCGTTAGATGAAGCAATATATGCAGTAGCATTTGCATCAGTTCCTATTGAAACTGTAGCAGCATTCGTATCATTAGCAACAACAATTACATCTAAAAATACATTCACAATTTGTGAATTAGCAGGAATTACTCCTACTCTTGTATTTGCAGTAGCACCTGATAACGTAACTGATTTAGATTGAATCATTTGTACAAAACCTGTGTTTTGCACATTTTCTCCAATCGTTGTACCAGTAGTTTCTTTAATCGTTCCCGCTTTAATTGGTCCCGAAAATGTAGTTATACCCATAGTCTATACCTCCAGTATAGTCTGCTTTCGCAGTCGTTTGAGTTAAATACTAGGCGTATTACTACGCCTAGTATAAATTAGTTATTAAGCAGCTCCTTCTGAACCGTAGATAGTTCTCCAGTCTGTAAAACCGAAAGAATATCTTTCTCTAACTTTGTATCTCAAGTTACCAGTTTCAAAATCGCCTTCTACAGCTTTTTTCATTGGTGATCTTACAAAGTGTTTCATTCCATCTGGGCAATCAGTCATAATGAAATATGCATCAGGATCAGTTAATCGCTGGTTAACAGCAACTCCGCCTGGAATCATACCCATATTCTTCATTGCATTGATGTCATTATCAGCAGTCGCAGGTCTTAAATTAGATTTAAGAATACGCTCAGCAACGAACACCAATTGAGGTGGAACGATTAGTTTTTGTCCAGTTAATGCTATTGGAATGCTTCTGTCATCAACCGCAGTTGAGATTTGAATCAATAAACTTTCAAGAGAAGTTTCTGATAAATCAGCTGGTGTTGATAAAATGTTAGAAGAAGTTCCACCACCGCCTAGTGGGTGAGAAGCTGACAATAAAGCTTGTCCGTCTCCACCTACTGAAGAAGTAGTTGCATTATTAAGGATATTTGCACCCTTAATTTCTTTAGTATGTTGCATTGATCTTGCTAGTGCACGAGCATATTTAGCACCTAAAGATCCGTATAAACCATCTTCTTCAGCTTCCTCTGTTATAGAGAATGCTAAAGCTACAGTTTCATGTACGTATCTTGCAGTGTAACCCTCTTTTCCACTATCATAAGATATTGCAGCACCTTCAGCTTTTGTTGGTGCAGCTCCGAAGCCGATCATTTGTACATCTTCTTCAAAAGCTTTTTGTGATTGCTCTATTGAGTAAATATCTCTCCATTGTTCTGGATATCTATCATACTCCATAGCAAACACGGTATTTAAACCAAGATTAAGCTGCTTGGTAAACAGCGCCCTATTCAGTGCCATGTGTTAATCTCCTTAAATACCGCTAGCACGAGTACCGTATAGATGGTTATTAATAACCACTTCTAATTTAGCATCCGCACCTACAGTGTTATTTGGTTCATCCACAAGTCGTAGTATTCTTAAAACTTTTGCAGTTGTTGCTAAAGTTCCAAGATCAGCTTCTTGTTGTGATCCACCAAAAATTGTTTCACCAGCAGTAAAAGTTACATTGCAAAGCTCACCTACGTTAGCATTTGCAAAAGTTCCATTACCCTGGACCTCATATGTTATATTTGGATCGTCATATACAAAAGCAGTCGCAGCTGTATTAGTTTTGACTGTTGTATTTGCCGGCCAAAT